GCATTAGATGTTCTCGTAAGAAGAGAAACATAATGAGGTCTAAAAGTATCGTGGAAGATTGACTTAGGGACTTCACCTGTAGATGCAATCTCGCTTGAAATGGAGGCGAAGCTCTTCAGATTCTTTCCCATCAGACTCCGATGAGGAAGCGGATTGAAAATATCCCATGGGCCTGAGACTTCTAATTGTTGAGCTAGTGTACTTCCAACGTTATCGCCATCCTTTCGCTCAATGAAGGTTTGGCAATGAACATGGATCCTGAAATACTGCTTCATCTCAGGTGGAGTATGGTTTAGAATAGCTTCAGGGAAACGATTCATGACAGTATCAATGATGATTAGTCTAACATCTGTTGACGAGAGAGCCCATCGAATTCGGGCCATGAAAATATCCTTTACTCGAGATGAAATGTCAGGAATATTCATAGATTCTTCTTCACTAGTATAGACAGGTCGAGCCATTGTCGTCAACCACACTTCTTTTAAAACAGGTAAGTCCGTTTGATTTGTTAAAACACATATAGGATTAACATTTCTCCCATAGGGAAAAGATCCCACTACTTGATAGCCTTCTTCATCAGTATAAGGTACCGTTGTTGTAGTAGCAGTTATTTCAAGGGGACTCCTACGATCATCTATGTCATATCTCCCCTGTTTATCGGATACTATACGTAATTGTCCATTTAGCAATTCTTGAATTTTCTTGTTTGTAGCTTCTGGTGAATTTATCTGAGGAGGTTGATCTTTTTTAGACTTTTCTGATTTCTTTTCTTCATTTTTTTGCTTTTCATTAAGTCTAAAAACTTTATCTTTTAAAGGTACAAATTGACTAGGGTCTAAATTAATAAAGCCTTTATTAGGGGGGCCATAAAGCTTCCTTCTCTCTCCCTCAAGAGATAATGTTGTTGAGAAAGTACCACCAAATTCAAAAGAATGATTTATAGACCTTACAGAATGGAAAGTATCTCTATGTTCCATATAAACCGGATATCCCAGCCTTATTTCAGGTCTACCTGGTATAGTTACAGACCCAGTAGTTGTTTTATAATTGATACTCCCCATTTGTCCTAAAGCTAATGATCGAGCCATATCAGCATTATTTACATACTCCATCATTATCTCACGATGTCTTACACCATATCTTTTTGCTAAATCAACATCATAATGAAAACCTATACCAAGCCCAAAAGGTGTTGTTCTCAAATTCTTGTAAAAAGGTGTTTTTACCGTAAGGGCCGTAATTATTCCCTCAGGTTCCGTACTAATAGAATAGCTCTGAATTTCACTATTAAGAATAGTATAGGGTAAAATTCCTTTCACATTAAGATTAGAGAAATTGGGTTTAAAAACAAAACAACCATCAACATCCTGGAAGAATTCAAAATCAACACGACTCTTTATTGTAGTAGCTATCTCAAGTTTAGTCATAAATTCAGCGTTATCAAATTTACCTAAATCTTGATAATCTGTAAATGTCTCAAATTTTCTAATATAATCTAAGTCTACTTCATATTCTTTTCTATCTCTTATTTCTGCAGCCTCTTGGGTCTCCGAATCTTTTTTATTCTGAGTCTTTATTATCCTAGGCTGTACTTGCTCAATACCATTACGATCAACTCTTTTACCTGTCAAACCATATAAACGTAAAAGTGAAGCTGTATTAGGCATCCTCTGTTGCCAATAAGACATAATACCTGCAGTAACTTTTCTAAACAAATCTGTAGGATAGATAGTAGATAAAGGTGTCTTCTGTGCCAGCCACGCAACTGTGACGAATTCATGCATACCCATGCCCTCTGCAAGAGATGTTATTATTTGATAAGGATTCTGTCTATCAAAAATAGTCTTATACACAGTCAATTTTTGGCCACCCCCAGCCATGATATTACTGGCAGGTACAGGATGAACATTAAGTGTACTATAAGCCCACCAATGCAGCATGTCTACACAATTCAACACAATTTTGTAAAGGCCTCCAGAATAATTTTCTTCTATACTATTGATCAAGCCCCAGAACGCAGGATAATATCGGGGTTTCCCCTCAACCATGAATCGACCCTTCAGATAAATTTTTATCTCTGTCATAGGAACAAAAAGAGGAGCCCTTACAGGTTCAGTAGAATCCATACCTTCATATTTAACCCAGTACTTTGATTTCTCCCCATATATAGGAGTAGCAACCTCTACCGTTGCAGTAGAACTACCAGGAGGGTCCAAATTATTTTGAATATTGATAGATGTGATACCATCATTAAAAGATAGTTGATCTTCTCCATTAGATACCGGTGCTATAACTCTCATTTTTAAACTACCACCTATATAAACAAGAGCATCAGGAGCTAATTTTATTACCCCCCGATTATAAAATTCTTCTAATGTAAATAATCCACTACTTGTCTCTGGCATAATTACCTCTGCAGGTCATTCAATATTCTATTACCTGTCTCAGTCACTTCATTCTCAGGTAAGGGCTTAAAATGACCCCTCACTTCATTATAATTATTACTCCGTGAACTTATAACAAATTCAAAGTTGTAATCAAATAAAAAAGGTCTTTCCGCGTTTTCATCCATTGTGAAATTATTAAAATGGCCCATAAACCAATGATTGTCATAATACATCTCCACGCCATTAACAACATTTATCACACGAGTTAATTGTTCTTTTAAAGCTGTTGGGTCACTAAATTGATAACCATTATTCCTATAAGTATAAAGGAATGCTAAGTAATTTCCATAAGCTAAAGACCTGCGGCGCCCTACATTAGTCAAGCCCTCACCTTCAATAATGAAAGCGGCTGTCGTCCCATTCGATGTTATTAAAAGTTGATTAGTACCCCATACTTGAGTCACATAACCTTCACGAGTGTAATTATTATTTACTGTTGATGTCATACCAACATTTAAAGTATTTGGATTAATTAACATCTGGAATTGTAATCTATTACCATTTCTGTCTCCTATAGCAAACTCCATAGGGAGAACAGCCGAATATGCACCACTATACCTCTTTGGAGTATCAAGAGTAAGGGCATTTATAGCTCCTACATCTCCAAGAACATCAAGAGCTGAATCAACTTCTAATGGAGAGAATTCTGAGGTATTTGATTCAACACCTTCTTTTAATCCATCACCACGTAGAAAAGTTTCTACTTGCCTCTTTATTCTATCATGGTCATTGTTTTTTTCATCAGGCCTTATATTCCAATTTTTAGCCATAATCAATTACCTTAATGGGAATTACCGGGTGAAATAGCTGAAAATTGTCTTCTCAGCTTTAAAAGTCATGATATAATTAAATTTAAAGGGACTGTTTGCTACTTCGGTTATATCAATACTCTCAAAATACCCTAAATATGTTGCAATATCATATGACAATTCTATAAAAAATCTCTCTTTAACAAAGCCTCTTACATCATAATTAGTTGCTTGACTATTCATAAGCTGAATCACATATCTGAATTCATCATATGAGAGAGTATCACGTCGTCTTTTTACTGTCAGGCCACTATGATCTCCAGGGCCTACAGGATCGGCCGAACCAAGATTAGGTATGTTGAGATAGTCACTAAAAGTATCTCTTATAGCATTAGGAGAATCAGACAAAGGTCCCTGTGCAAAATCAGGACGAGGACCTCCCCACAAAAAAGATGCCGTACTTCCTGAGAAAGTGATTGTATCGAGTTCTTCTCCCCAATGGTCCTCGACCCAGCCAGTCATAGTTTGTGACCTACCTACTATTTTAGCCATATTAGCATTCATAGTTGCGGGATTTATTAATAATGTCAATCCCATGAAAGCTCTATCTTGACTCTTGAATATTTTAGGTCTCTGATTTTTATCTACAGTTCTTATGTGAAAAGGAACTCGATTAAAACCTTTAGCTATTCTACGAGAATTATAAAGGTAACTATCTAAATCAGGAACATAAGATTGACTTGATGCAGAGGTATTTAAAAATTCTTCAAGATTGTTTGAATAAAGGGGCATAAGTTATCCTTAAGTAGGTATATGATATTCTGCAATAACTCTTCTCACTTCATTTGCGACTTTCTGAGCCAAATCTTTCTCAGTGGCAGTAACATTTATTTCTATAGGAGATTTCTCACCCCCTCCAGTAGGTGCCCCTGTAACAGGAGCCTGTTTTATATCAGGCATTAAAGGAACAGGTTCCTGTTTGAAATCAGAATAACTCTTAGGTAGCACAACCTCATCCGGAT